ATTCAAAAACATCAAAGGGCAAAGCATCGACAAAGGCAAACTTACAAAACAGTACAAAAGAAAATACAAAGATGAATCAGAGCAGTTCGAAGCTTGGGTAGATTCACAACTTGATGGTCTTGGCGTACAGATAGAAGAAGATGACATTGTTGCATCAGAATATGAAGACGCTTTCAAAAACGTTGTAAATGAATTATTAGAAGATAATACACTTCCGCCTTCAGGCACGTACATACATACACCGCAAAACTTAATACTTAAACCAGATGGCGACAGCATATGGGACGATGAAAAAGATAATCCATCAGAAGTGCCAGTAACAAAGATAGAAATAGGATTCACAAACGATGGACCAGATGAAATATATCATTTTATGGGTGTGTATCATAATACAGGCACATGGGAACTTTACACAGACAACGGTATTACAAGACAGTTAGCAGAATACTTTGGTGTTAGAGATGGCGATATTGACTGGTCAGAACAGGGCGAACAAGAAGAAACTATGATGCATTTTGACATATCAACTGATCAAATTGCTGGACAACTAATTAAATCAATGAACAGAAAGTTCACAGCTGAAAGTGGCATCATGTACAGAGCAGGCGTTAAGAAATACGGCAAAGCAGGTATGAAAGCAATACAAAGTGCCGCTGGCAAAGGTGCAAGTGCTGAAGAAATTGGTGCTATCAAAGACAAGCACAATAAGAAAAAAGTAAAAGAACTGGATGAAGATCAAGCAGACAAAGAAAAATGGTTGCGTTATGCAAAATTTTGGAAATACATCAGGGATGTGATGGCGCAAGAGGCGGAGGCGGATATAGGTGATGGATTTATAAGTGCTGACAGCATAGATGAAGAACCATCATATACTACTGCCAAAGAGATTATGCAAAGAGCAATGGCAAAACAAAACACTCCATGGAACGATAGCATAATAGACAGTGATTTGGATGAATACAGTTCTGAATTGAATCAGGACTATGAAGATAAAACTGATTTTGCAGATATGAAGAAAGCCGCAATAGAGATGATTACAACTGGTAAAACACAAATAGTACCATACGGCACATATCCACCCATGGATCAAATGAATTACAGTGCAGAGGATACTACAGACATAGACATCAACGATATCGTAAGATTATCAGGCATAAAATAATTCTTGACAAAAGAATAGTGATGCGTATATAATATGCATTACAGTGATACACAATAGGCAAAAACATAGGAGGCTAACATTATGGCAACACTGGCTGAAATAAGAGCAAAGCTCCAGGCTCAAAGTTCTAAACCACAAGGCGAAGGACAAATTGGAGACAACGCAATATATCCACACTGGAACATTCCGGAAAATTCAGAAGCAGTATTAAGATTTTTACCAGATGGTAATAAGGACAATACTTTCTTTTGGACAGAAAGAGCAATGATCAAATTGCCTTTCAATTCAGTGAAAGGTGATGCATCATCAGGACCTGTACAAGTACAAATTCCTTGTATGGAGATGTATGGTGACGCTTGTCCGATACTTGCTGAAGTAAGACAATGGTTCAAAGACAAATCATTGGAAGACTTGGGCAGAAAATATTGGAAGAAACGTTCATACATATTCCAAGGTTTTGTTGTTTCATCTCCATTGCAAGAAGATGTACAACCAGAGAACCCAATCAGAAGATTTATTATTGGACCACAAATATTCAATATTATTAAGTCTGCACTGATGGATCCTGAAATGGAAGATCTTCCAACTGACTATACTAGAGGTGTTGACTTCAGAATCAACAAAACTACCAAAGGTGGTTATGCTGATTACTCAACATCAAAATGGTCAAGAAAGACTACTCCACTTACAGAAGAGCAAAACAAATCAATTGAAGCAAACGGTTTGTTTAACTTGGATGACTTCCTTCCTAAGAAACCAGGTGAAACTGAGATCAAAGTAATGGAAGAAATGTTCAGGGCATCCGTGGACGGTGAATCGTATGACGCAGAAAAGTATTCACAATACTTTAGACCCGCAGGATTAAAAGCACCTGCGACAGGAAGTGGCACAGTGGCTAAACCACAACCAACTCCAGCAGTGAAAGTTGAAACTGCACAACCAACTGTGACTACAACTACAGAGCCTGCTCCACAACCAGCACCAACTACTGCTCCAGAGCAACCAGCAACATCAACTGGTAATCAAAAAGCAGAAGATATTTTGGCGGCTATCAGAGCAAGACAACAAAAATAATATCATTGGGGGCAGAAATGCCCCCGTTGACACAATGTTAAAAGTTTCATATAATAATGTAAGAGGTAGAAATTATGGTCAAACCGTTTGATGTAACAAAGTTTAGAAAATCAATAACAAAATCGATTGATGGTCTTGGCATTGGATTCAATGATCCTACAGACTGGATATCGACAGGCAATTATGCACTAAATTATCTGATATCAGGTGATTTTAACAAAGGAATTCCGCTAGGCAAAGTAACTGTATTCGCAGGTGAATCTGGATCAGGAAAATCATATTTTTGTTCTGGCAATATAATCAAAGAAGCACAGAAACAAGGCATATTTGTAATCCTTATAGATTCTGAAAATGCACTAGATGAAAAATGGCTGACAGCACTAGGTGTTGATACTGCTGAAGATAAACTAATGCGTTTAGGTATGTCTATGATAGATGACGTTGCTAAAACAGTATCTAACTTTATGAAAGAGTATAAAACAGATTATGGCGATAAAGATCCGACTGACAGGCCAAAAGTTTTATTTGTAATTGATTCATTAGGAATGTTGCTTACACCAACAGATGTTGACCAGTTTACTAAAGGTGATATGAAGGGTGATATGGGTAGAAAGCCTAAGGCACTCACAGCACTTGTAAGAAACTGTGTCAATATGTTTGGTAGTTATAACGTTGGATTAGTTGCAACCAATCACACATACGCATCGCAGGATATGTTTGATCCAGATGATAAGATATCAGGTGGACAAGGATTTATCTATGCATCAAGTATTGTGGTTGCAATGAAAAAACTTAAACTAAAAGAAGATGAAGCGGGAAACAAGATAACTGATGTGAGAGGAATAAGAGCAGGATGCAAAGTGATGAAGACAAGATATGCTAAACCGTTCGAAGGTGTGCAAGTAAAAATTCCTTACGAAACAGGAATGGATCCTTATTCCGGACTTCTTGACTTATTTGAAAAGAAAAATCTAATTACACAATCAGGAAACAGATTGAAATATATAACAGCAGAAGGCAAAGAACTTCTTGATTACAGAAAAAACTGGGGCAAGGATAACTTAGAAATTGTTATGTCTGAGGTAAGTAATCTGACTAATAAGGAGAAAGTGGCAGAAGAACCTGCTGTTGAAGAAGATGATGGAGATAGAGATGCTAGTTGATGTTTGGGGACTTATAAAATCATACGTTCCTAGTAAAGACAAGACAGTGGTAGCAGGAAAATTTATCGACATAGCCTTAGATCACGGAATAGAAGATCACGAATTGCGTGAACTAATGGGTAATGACGAAGAGTTAGATGACGTCATTAAAGCAAATTTGGATTCTGATTTTGATATTGATGAGGACCTATGAACTGGTACTCCATAATTTCGCAAGATATTACTAAGATCCCAGATGCAATACAACACTACGAAGTGGAACTAGACAAAGCATCTGCAGAAGTAAAACTACACGGAAATATAGAAAAACAGTCTGCATCGATGCCTGGAGTTGTGGAGGCACGTTTTAGACAACTACAAGAAATAGAAGGTATTCTGAAACATTTAGAAATACAATTAAGAAGATTGAAAACCAAACATTATAGAAAATATTTAGAATCATATCAAAGGGCATTGACATCGCGAGATGCAGAAAAATATGCAGAAGGCGAAGATGATGTTTGCGACTATGAAGCACTTGTTAACGAATGGGCATTGCTGAGAAACAAATGGCTCGGTGTCATTAAAGCATTAGACCAAAAACAGTGGCACATTACAAATATTGTTAAACTTCGAGTTGCAGGCATGGAAGATGCCAATCTATAATACAAAGGTACTACACATACACATTCCAAAAACAGGTGGCACTGCAATTACACGGACATTAGATAATCTTGGCGTCCAAGTTTTGTATTATGACAAAGGTAGCCTTAAAAGATATGGTGATGTACCACCTCAGCATATGACAATTCAATACACGCAAAAAAATCTCAAGATGTATAAATTTAAGTGTTTTGCAATTATAAGGAATCCATGGCATAGAACAGTAAGTGAATATGTCTGGAGGAAAAGAACAAATAGATGGGAACCTCTTAATGACTGGGTAGACTTTATGTTGAATGTGAAAAATCATCCTAAGTATGACAATCATTTTTTACAACAACACCATTTTATAAATGACCAAGTTAAACTTTTTAAATATGAAGATTGGGACGATGTTATAGGCTACATTTCAAAACATTTACGGATAAAGTTTAAAACAAATAAAAAATACCAACGCAGATTCAAATACACGCCACCAGATATTGATATCCTAAGTAAAGATACTAGGAAGGCCTGGGAAAGTTATTATTCAAAAGATTTAAAAATATACAATTCACTTTAATTAGACTTACATTTTTTGCACATCTAATATATCAAAAGAACACTGTATTTCCTTCTCTGATTATACTAAATTAATATTGGAGATAAAAATGGCAAAAATATTAAAACTTTTTACTAAACTTTCTAGATTAGATACAATGGCAAGAAATAACGATACTAAAAATCTTAAGAAATACGTTTACTAGAATGGGGAATGGAAAAAAATGGATTTCATATCAAGAGCAATTGGTAATGTTAGTAATTTTATTGGCACTGTGTTCAGTAATGACAACAAAAGCATTATCAATTATTGCAGATCAGAATATGGAGATGACTGGTTCTGGGCGTACAGTACTTGGCAAAGGAAAAGAAAATTCCCTAACGAACTTCACGAAATATAAACACGATAGTTAGGGTACGGATACTCTATCATCGTGCTCTACGCCGTGAAAAACACGGTTAAACCACCATAAATATGTGTATGAGTGCAAACGGAATATCACATTTAACCAACAAAAGACAACGCCAAGAGGCAAAGTTAAAATTAGCAAAGGAAAAAAGAAAGTCACAAGGACAAAGGGCCAACCTTAAAAAAGGCCAACTTCCTTCTTTATATGGTGTTGGTGGAAAAAATGATGCCGCAGATAGACTACTCCTACAAGATGGTAATACCGCACTAACTCCTGGAAGACCGTGGAAGTAATCCACAATTACCATTTCAATTACTAGACATACCACAGATAATTTGTTAAAATATTAGCATCCAATTATAAGAGGAGAAAAATATGTTAGACAAACTATTTGGCCTATCAAAAGCAAAAACTTCTGTGAAGACAGAGATCATGGCAGGTGTGGCGACATTCTTAACAATGGCGTACATCACTGTTGTGAATCCTGCAATTCTTTCTACAGAAGGGACAGGCATGGATTTTGGCGCTGTGTTTACAGCAACGATCATTGCCGCTGTGATAGGTACATTAATAATGGGACTATGGGCTAAATGGCCCGTGGCACTCGCACCCGGAATGGGACTGAACGCTTTTTTCACGTTTGGTGTAATTTTTGGAATGGGATATACCTTCCAACAAGCACTGGCGGCAGTCTTTATTGCAGGGATAGTGTTCCC